ACTGCAGGCTGCCAAAATCCTTGGAAAGTTATAGCAATTAAATGCTATAATAGACCTATTGGGAGTAAGTGGACGCTTGCCCTATAACAAAATATGAATTAGACGATTCACATTACAATTTAATAAACTATATATCCATAGGAGGATAAAATGACAATTAGTCGTGTTGATTTAACAGAGGCTAACGGCTACATCCTAGAAGAGCAGGGGTCCACAGTAATCCAGGATCTCATTGCTAACTCTGCTGTAGAGCGTTTTGCCCGTCGTGAAGCAATGGCTTCTCGTACTAAGTCAGTACCTCGCTTTGTTGGAGATGCACCTACAGTGGTAGCAGAAGGCGCAGAAATTCCTGCATCAGATCCAACTCTAGACGAAATCGTATTGACAGCAAGAAAGTATGCACAATTGATGCATATCTCAGAGGAAGATGTTAACGATTCACTCGTTGATACACTTTCAGTTTACAAGCGTGAATGGGCATCTCGTTTTGCTCGTAAGTTTGATAATGCTTGCCTTGGCGTAACAGCAGCAGGCGACGGAGATGACGGTCAGCCGTATACATCTCTATATCGTGCAGTGGCTACAAGCCCAACAGCACCAGTATCACAGATCATCCAAACAGGTGGAGCAATGTCATATGATGACATCAACAACGCACTTGGTTTTGTTGAAAACTCTTCAAAGTTTGATGCAGCCAACACTGTATGGATGGCTCACCCAAAGATGCTTAAGGAAATTCGTGGAATGGTCAAGGGTAACTCTGACCTAGTTCTACCAGATCCACTAGCAGGAACTCCAGGATCTCTATTCGGATATCCATTGGTAGTTTCATACGGTGCAGCAACATCAGCAGCAGCAACAGATTCACCAACAGGAAACGCCCTACTTATCGTAGGTAACCGTCAGATGCTTATCAACGGTGTTCGTGGTGGAGTAGAGTCAGTTGTTTCTCGTGATGCAGAATTTGCAAGAGATGGTGTCGTTCTCAAGACTCGCATTCGTCGTGGATTTGCTGTTGCAGATGCAGACGCATTCGCAATCGTTGAGAAGACAGCATAAGGGGAGGAATAAAACATGCCATCACAACTATACGGACAATTTATTTCGCAAGCATTTAACAAGGAAATTGACTGGGATTCAGATGTAATCAAGGTCGCTTTGCTAACAAATGCATACACACCAAACCAGGATGCACACAACTATTTTGATGATGTTGTTGCAAACGAAGTAACTGGTACAGGTTACACAGCAGGTGGAAACACTCTTGCTAACAAGACCAATACATATAACTCAGCAACAAACGTAATCGTTCTTGATGCTGATGATACAACTTGGGCTTCATCAACAATCACTGCTCGTTATGCAGTTATCTATGATGCATCTCCTGCAACTAACGCAACTCGTCCATTAATTGGATATGTTGACTTTGGTTCAGACCAGTCTTCATCAAACGGTAACTTCACAATTACTTGGGATTCAACAGGAATCGTAAGAGTTACAGTAGCGTAATGAACATTAGAGTAGAAGCAGGTCCACTAACTATTGGACTCATATCAAATATAGTTGAGCCTACCATTAAGGTAGAAATTAAGGCTTGCCATAGCCTACATCTCCGCTCAACTTGGACCTGCTTCTCTCTACCTACTCCATCAATCAATGGACACAGCCTTTCAGGAATTAATCCAGAACTAGTATTGACAGGAGGAACGACTACGCTGTAATAGGCGTAGTCTTTTTTTATGAGCATATTATTTGACAAGATTAACAGTTACGGAATTGAAAAAGGTATTGAATTAGATTATGCCTACGGTCTACCTCCAACAGAAACAGGAACACTTTTACAGGCTGCCTCTGCTGATTGGTCTCTTGTCGCTGGTGTTGCACCAACATACGAATCAACTGTTGGTCCTTTAAGATCAGGTGGTTCTTGGAAGTTTGATTTACAAAGCGCAGGTACTGGCGGCTCAAGAGTTAGAACAACTCAGGCCACTTTGCTATCAGCAATAAATGATAGAAACTTTACAGCAGGATGTTGGGTAAAGTTTTCACAACTTCCAACAGGATCAAATTTATCTGCTAACCCAATACTATTTTCTCCAAATTCCGCTACAGCAGGATTTGGTTTTTTCATTTCAGGTTCTACAAGTAGTAGTCCAAATACTTTTACTGTTTCAACTACAAGCGCTACAACTCCAGTCACTACTGGAGTAACTTGCAATGTTGATGAGTGGTATCTTATATCTGTAATTGTAAACGGTACATCAACAAAATATTATATTAATGGAGTAGAAACAAATTCAGTAACCAGAACATTGTCTACAAACGTAACTGGACTTTTGATAGGTTCTCCTAATCCCGATTCAACCAATCCAATATTTAATGTTGCAAATGTATTTGTTTCATCTGCTACTGCAATTACAGCATCAAATCTTTTAGAAATTTATAATTTAGGAACTGACCCTTCTATTGCTCCTGCAGCAACTCCAATCACAGCAACAGCATTATTTGTAGATCCAGTAATTAGCACACAATCAACCGTTGTTCTTTCTGATAAAATTCTTTCTTATTCTCCAGAACTATATTGGCAGTTTAATGAAACACCAAACTACACTACATTTAATAAGCCAACAAACTTGGGCTCTTATAATTATGGAACCGCTCTTTGGAGTACAAGAAATGCAGACAGCATTACTCCATATCTAAATGTAGGTAGCGGAGTTAGAGGAACTGGATCTTGGGTATTTTCCCTTGGAGGTTCAACTGATTCTACTCCGCCAGATATTAGACTAACCACAACTATGAGTCAACCATTAAAAGATGGAAACAGTTCTATTGGCTATTTCTTTAAAACAAACTTTACCCTTTCAAATTCACTTGTACACGATACAAGTTATCAATTAGTTTCATGTGGCATGACTGCTACAACAGATAAAACAATTATTGCAACACTTATTGGTGGCGCAGCAAATAGTGCTAATAAAGGAAAGGTGACATTTTTAGTCAACACAGGAACATCTGTCACTTCTCCAACAAGATTAGATGATCAAAAATGGCATTATGTTGCTGTTAGACAAAACCAATCTATTGCTGGAGTTTATACAGAAATATATCTTGATGGAGTACTGATAAATTCACAAACAGTCTCATCACCTTCTGGAACTATAAATGGAAATTTAGGAATTGGAGATAATGCAACAGTAATTACAGGAACTGGTGCTCTTGAAGCAACAACATTTGAAGTTTCCGATATATACGCTGGAACTTATCTTTCTGTAACATCTTCAAGTATTGCAGAAATTAATGCAGTTGCAAAATCAACTTTGATTGGTCCTCCTGGAATAAGTGTTTCACATAATGCAGAATTAATGACTGCCACTATGTTATTACCAATGCCAACCATTGTCGCAGTAATTGGAGACAGTGTTAATATTTCAACATCTTTTACAGCATCTGTAACATTCCCAACTCCAGGATTTGGAACTGGTGAAAACGTAACAATAAATGCAGATCCATTCAACTCTTCTGCGTTAGCACCAGACAACTTTAATCTTATAACAAACAGAGATGTAAACTATAGTTCTGAAGCATTAACAGCAAGTGCATTATTTAGAGATCCAATACTTGCAAGACAGCCATTTAGAGCATCAGCAACTATGCCTGGTGGTACAGCATCTACGGCACCTAACTATTTTTCACTAGTTATGAATTTAAACCCAGTGTTTTATATTGAAGATGGACAAGCACAACCTGTAGAATATGGAACCTGGAATGTTAATAACTTTACCAGCGAATATATGGATTTTAATGTTCAGGCTGATGAAGAACTAAATGTTGTTGGAAATCAAAAAGCATGGAGAGCAAATGCAAATGGAGTTCTTCTTTTTGCTCCTGAACTCATGGCCAACATTACAAACTATGAAACATTAATAGAAAATCTTTATCAAACAAGAAATCTATCTATTGAAGTTTGGTATTGGTCAAAGGGATTTGGAAGTGCAGGCGGTGCATTCCAAGATTCAGGTCCAATTTTCCATGATGGTGTAACTCAGATTTCAGAAGTATACGATTTCTTTGGTTGTCAGACACCAGATGAGCCACTTGAAAAACTTGTATTAATTAGTGATAAAACAAAAGAATATGATTTTACTGGGAATATTGAAAATTCTTTTGCAACTTGGAGAACATATCCAGACGCAACTCCAAGAAGAGAAGCATGGAACCATCTTGTTGTAACCTATGAAGCAGTTACTGACCCAACTAAAATTAGAAGAAAAGTTTATCTAAATGGTGCGATTGTTGGAAATGAAGTTCTTACAATTTCTGGAACAACTGGCGAAGATTATTTGGATATTTCTTTTAGTCAAAATCCAAACACATTCTTTGGTCCAAAGTTAGGTTCAGCAATTCAGATTTCAGGTAGCCAAAAAATCAAGATGGCAGATGGAGTTAAGGTTGATGAGTTTGCGATTTACCCAATAACTCTTTCTGGCTCACAAGTTCTTGACCATCATTCATTTATTAGAAACCTATCTCCAGATACAGAACACAACGCAACATATTTAAATGCTACAGCACGAATTGGCAACCATCTAGTTATTCCAGTACAAAATACTGTTTACGAGGTTTCACCAATGACAGCACTAGGTATTGTTCGTGATCCATTAGTTATTCCTGGAAGAACAAAAGATATTTCTGTTGGTCCTTTTGAAGTAGAGGCATTGTTACCTGACCCAACAATATCTTTTGGTTTAAATTATTTGGCTCCATCATTAACAGCCTATGCAGAATCTCCAAATCATTTCTTCTTAAATGATATTTATTACGAATATGTACAGGCAAACTTTGCTCCATATCGTTATGTTACTTTTGATCAGGCGAACTTTGCATCCGATTATGGAACAGACAATGATTACTCTGTTGTACCAACCACTGTTGGTGGAACGATTGTAAATCCAGACCTTGGCATTAATGGTAGATCTGCACTAACAGCAGGCACATCATATATTACTGACGGTGTAATATTAAAAGAATCTGAATGGAATGATACTTGGGGCACTGGCAACAATGATTACACATCATCATTCTGGATGCAACGAGCAGTTAGCGATGCCTCAACTACTGGGCTAAGAGTTCTTTGGAATCTTAACGGATATAAGGATAACCAACACGCTGTTCTTTACCATTACCAAAACAAACTACATTTCCAAATAAATAATCAATCTGGAACACACCTAACAATTACAACTGCAAATGATGTTGATATTTTTGATTACAATAGACACTTTGTTGTTATTCACTCACATCACAATAACAACAAAAACTATATTTCAGTATATATTGATGGACTTTTAGTTATTAATGCATATGATATTGGCACTTACAATATCACGACAAGCAATGCAACTTCTGCAGACTCAGGCGCAAACGATGAAACCAACAACCATCCTAGACTTTCAGTTGGTTGTTTAATTACTCCTTTTGCATCTACAGCATTGCCTGTGATTCCAACAAATACTAGATTAATTATTGATG